TCATTCAACACAGCAAGGTGGCCTGATAAAGGTAAGCCTGTCAATCAAAACTGGAGAATGTTTAAGAAGGGAGATACAATTCGTATTGTGTGTCAAGGCTATGGTACTGAACCATTGGCTGACATAACACCTGACAACATCATCACGTTTATTGGCAAGGAAAGTCATGTCATTGGTATGTCTCAGTCTTATGTATCATCTTTCTACAGATGGTTTCCATTTGTAATCAACAGACATCGTAAGGGTTTGTATCGTATTCGTCATACTAAAGACGTTGATGCCAAGATACATGAGAAAACTAAAGATAGTGGTGATAGATATGCAGTATACAGTACATTCAATTCTGTTATGAACAGTGGGCCTTCATATTTCTGTGGCATACAGTTCAACTTGTTGACAGGTGAGTGTCTTAATCAGAAGCCTGATGACAAGTTCATTGAGATACCTGCAAAGCGAAAAGAGTGGAGGCAAATGCTTACTGCTTACAAGAAAGGTTTGAAAGCTAGAGCCAAAGTTCATGCACTTGATGCTATCGCTTTAGAAGTTATCAAGGAACGAGACAAACAACAAAACCATTATCATGCAAGACAACCCGATTGGTCATCAGAAGAATGGCTAGATTGTCTGCAAGAAAGCATGACTACATTGGACTTTCCTAAACATCTTCTCAAAGGTTTTATAGAATCAAGTATGTCTAACAATGGTTGGGGTAGACAATCAGAAGTACCGACAGTAGATGAGTTAATCAGAACAGTAGATAGAATATTTGCTGACTTAAGTATCCCATTGCGTAGACGATTCAAAGTGTTTCAATCAGAAGGACATGATGAACGTACTGCTGATAAGCATCGTTATGGTGGATACAAACTTGAGGCATCTTAACATGACAGTATTAGTATGGGATGGAATAAGTCTAGCTACTGACAGACAAGCCAATGATGGTTCTGCTAAATGGGAATCAGATAAAGCTTGGTATGTATCAGATAAAAATACAGGTAAGGTATGTATTGTATCGGGAGTAGGATTACTTGACGATATAATTAAACTTAGAGAGTGGTACAGAGAGGGTGCCTTACCTAAAGCATTCCCTGAACTTACAAAGAAAAGCTCACAGCTGATTGTAATTCACAGGGATACAGGTTTGTGGTTGTACGATGGTGTCCCCCATCCAGTACACTACGGACATAATCTTCATGCCTTTGGTCATGGTAAAGACTTTGCTTATGGGGCATTAGCCATGGGTGCTACTGCCAAAGAAGCTGTAGATGCTTGCAATGTATACAGTCTACATTGTGGCAAAGGTGTGGGTATATATAACTTAAATGGAGAAACAGATGTCAAAGAAGTCTAGATACAATCGGAACAACATACTTAAAAAAGCTGACAAGCTAACATCAACTGAGAGAGAAGTAGAACATGGTGATGCTAGTAAGAACTTTGAGATGGTGTCTGATTTGTGGAGTACATATTTAGGTGTGGATATATTTCCACATGAAGTACCTATGATGATGGTGCTGTACAAGGTTGCTAGGACTACAGAGAATCCACACAATGTGGATAACTATGTGGATACTTGTGGCTATGGAGCGTTAGCAGGTGAGCAAGTTCCTAATATAAATAAAACAAGGGAGAAGTAATGACTAAAAAAGACAAGGAGATAGCAAAGGCTTTCATAGATATGATTAAACGTAAAGGTTGGAAACCTATGAAAGCAGAAGATAGTATGGCTTGGTTCGGTGGTAAAACTCACTATCAACTAGCAGATTACTTACCTAAAAAAGCAAAGAAAGATTGGGTACATGAGGATATTGACTTTCTTGTGGTAGGTTGGAGGGCATAATGGACATCGTAACCATAGATTTTGAAACTTATTATGACAGAGAATATTCTTTGTCGAAGATGACAACAGAGGCATACATTCGTGATGATAGGTTTGAGGTCATTGGTGTTGGTGTCAAAGTTAATAACCACCCTACTGATTGGTATAGTGGTAATGATGTGGGCAAGTTTCTAAACTCGTTGGACTATTCTAACAAGGCGATACTTGCTCACAATACTGTATTTGATGGAGCAATATTGTCATGGCATTATGGTATCAAGCCTAAACTTTGGTTCGATACTTTATCTATGGCAAGACCATATCACAATGCAACTGTGGGGGGTTCACTAAAGAATTTAGTTAGCCATTATAATCTAGGTAAGAAAGGTGATGAGGTTGTACAGGCACTAGGTAAACATCGACAGGACTTTACACCCGAAGAACTTGATAGGTATGCAAGCTATTGTGTCAATGATGTTGACCTTACTTATCAACTGTTCAAAGTCTTAGCTAAGAAGTTTCCACCGACAGAGTTATTGGTGATTGACCAAACCATGCGTATGTATACCGAGCCGACTATCGTACTTGATGGTGATTCATTGGCGGATCATCTCGTGCAAGTCAAGGCAAACAAACAGAAACTTATTGATGATTTAGCGTTGAAGGGTTTGAGTCAGGAGAAAGTCAAGAAAGCACTGATGTCTAATCAAATCTTTGCTAAGTTACTAAAGACTGTGGGCGTAGAGCCACCGACTAAGATAAGTCTAAGGACAGGCAAAGAGTCTTTTGCTTTCGCAAAGACAGATAAAGAGTTCACTAATTTATTAGAACACCCCGACACTAGGGTGCAAAATTTGGTCGCGGCTCGGCTCGGCACAAAATCGACAATAGAGGAGACGCGGACTGAGAACCTTATAAAGGTATCAAAACGTGGTCGCCTACCTATCATGCTTAATTATTATGGAGCGCACACTGGCAGGTTTAGTGGTGGTGATAAACTTAACTTACAGAACCTACCTCGTAGTGGCGCTATTCGTAAAGCTATCACAGCACCTATTGGTGAATCATTACTTGCATGTGACTTGTCACAAATTGAGGCTCGTATGGTTGCGTATGTTGCAGGACAAGACGATTTACTTCAAGCCTTTCGTGAGGGTCGTGATGTTTATAGTGAGTTCGCTAGTGAAGTATATAATAAGAGAGTGACCAAAGAGGACAAGGTCGCAAGGTTTGTTGGTAAGACTTGCATCTTAGGTTTGGGTTATGGCATGGGTCATGTTAAGTTTAGGAATACTCTTGCTCTTGGTATGGGTGGTATATCTCTAGATATAGATGAGAATGAGGCACAAAGAATTGTAAACTTATATAGGAATAAGAACCACAAGATAACTGCATTTTGGAATAGATGTAACCACGCGCTTACTGAAATGGTAGCAGGTCGTAGTGGTAGTCTATGTGATATTGCACACTATGATGGTGAAGGTATAATACTTCCTAACAAATTAAAAGTTCTTTACCCTGCATTATGCAGAGGAGAAGATGGTTACGTTTATATTAACAATGCAAGAACCTTTCGTAAACTTGTAACTAAAAGAGTTATGACTGGTGAGCAGGATAGTATAGACTGGACTAAAATATATGGCGGTAAAGTTACAGAGAATATAGTACAAGCACTTGCTCGTATTGTAATCACTGAACAGATGGCATCTATTGGTAGACATTATCATGTGGCTTTTCAAGTTCATGATGAGATTATCATATCCGTCCCTGACGATGAGTTGACAAACGCACAGAAACTTATTGTCACAAAGATGTCTAAACCCCCCAGCTGGGCACCTACACTACCAGTTGATTGTGAAGTTGGTGTAGGCAAAAACTATGGAGAAGCAAAATGAGTAAGAAAGAAAGTACCTTAAAGGTAATTAAAGAACTTACTGAGACTGTTTCATCTACTGACGACGCTGACCTAGGCGACTTGGTAATACTTGTCAAGGTAAAAGGTAGGTACGTTAGATTCTCTACGAAGATAGATGATACAATAAACTTAGTAGGTTTTATTGAAACCCTAAAGCATGACATTCTACGTCGCGCAGCGGGTGAGTAAGACATGGATATAAAACTAACACACTCATACTCATCTATTAAGATGTATGAGAACTGTCCAAAGCGTTACTACCACCAACGTGTTATGAAAGAAGTAAAAGACACAGGTAGTGACGCAACAAAATATGGTGAAAGAGTACACGCTAGCTTGGAACACCGACTATTAGATAGTAAACCATTATCTGATGGTACAGAAAAGTACGAACCTCTATGTAAAAGTATAGAGAATATGGGTGGAACTTTACTCGCAGAACAACAGCTGTGCCTCAACGAAAACCTTACACCAACAGGTTGGTGGGAGAAAGACGCATGGTTGAGATCCATCTTAGACGTTCTGATTCTGATAGATGATAAAGCAATAGTCATGGATTGGAAGACAGGTAAACGTAGACCCGACTTTACACAACTACAATTGTTTGCACTACAAGTCTTTAAACATTATCCTAAAATCAAAACAGTACAGTCTACATTCATATGGTTAAAAGATATGTCTATGGACTCTGAAACATTTAAAGCTAACCAAACTAATCTAATGTGGTCTGATATGCTTGCTCGTATAGAAAGAATACACCAATCTGTTGAGCATAATAACTGGCCTGCTAAACCTAGTGGTTTATGTGGTTGGTGTCCTGCAAAAAATATTTGTGAATTTGCAAGAATATAACTTGACAATACTGTAAAGGTACATATATAATGGCTACAACACCTGAAGGAAAGATTAAGAACAAACTTGACAAGATGTTAAAGTATGAAAAAGTTTGGTATTATAGTCCACAAGCAGGGCCATTTGGTCGTGCAGGTGTACCCGATAGAGTGGCTATCTTAGGCGGTCAATTTATTGGGATTGAGTGTAAGGCGGACAGGACTAAGAAACCCACCGCCTTACAACTTAAATGTATGCAGGAGATAGAAGATGCAGGAGGTAAATGTTTTGTTGTATGTGATGATGAAAGTATTGAACAGGTTAGAGAATATATAAATGGTAATCGTTGAAGAATCACAAGCTATAGCTTTAAATCTAAAACACCCAAACAAAGTGTTGGAGTGTATACCTACAGCTAAGAAGCTTACATACAAGGGAGCAGAACTTGTTGTAGCACCTCATCGTAATGATGAAGTTAAGATACTAAGAAACCTCGGTATCAAAGCACCTGCACCTATACTACATTATTATAAATGGGCAGGTAGGTTTGAACCTTATGACCACCAAAAAATGACTGCCGCTTTTCTGACAATGAATAGGAGAGCGTTGGTACTCAATGAGATCGGTACAGGTAAGACACAGTCTGCACTATGGGCGGCTGACTATCTTATATCT